ATGTACTGGGCGCTACAACTTGTACGGCTGAAGTGCCATTACCCAAAACCACATTATTAGCAGTTATAGAAGTTGCACCCGTACCGCCGTTGGCGACAGGTAATGTACCTGTAACTTGTGATGTAAGGTTAATCGCGGATAACGCGCCCCCTAGCGTTAAGTTACCGGAGCTAGTGACGGTGCCTGAAAGGCTAATCCCGTTGACTGTACCTGTACCACTTACGCTAGTTACGGTTCCATCACCCACATCAACTTGACCCAAGGCGTCTACCACAGCCGCCCCAGAACCCGCACCATCAAGATAAACAATCTTGGCTGCGCCAGTGGGGATAGTGACATTAGCACCAGAACCCTGTGAAACATTAATAGACTGACTTCCGCTAGTAGCGTTTTCTATCCACATAACGCGAGAAACGGTGTTTGGCCCAATTGTCAGGGTCCTAGTTGACGTTAAGGAAACGCCAGAAGTAACTTTTAAATACAAAGCACGGACCGGATCAGCTACGCCATCAGCTACCGTAGTAGTCACATCTCCGTCTGAGGAAAAAGATGCTTGTGTAGCGTACCCAAGCGCATCCCCTATTAATTCTAGATTAGTATTAGTGCTTGTACCCCATGTGCCACTCTCTGCGCCAGTGGCAATCTCTTTTAATCGTAAATTATTAACATAAGTTGCCATTTTAAATCCTCTTTATGCTGCCATTGGAACCCAATTTGGTGTTTGTGACGGTTGTATTTCTATCCACATTGAAGTGCCGCCGACCGCCCCAGTTGCCTCCACTCCAGTTAAAATTGCCGTAATACTTGTGCTTTGCGTTACTGTACCTACACTACTTGTTGCGGATGTACCCGTTACATTAACAATAACCGGAAGACTAGCCGTTGCTGCCGTTAAAAGCCCTGTTGCAGATACCCCAGTAAGCGTAACATTGGATGTACCTGTTGTCGTTACCGAACCAATTGCTGTGGTAGCTTCTACACCAACCACGTTAGCAGTGCCTTGCGCTATCGCAATAGCAGTACCTACTTCCCCTGTTGCTTGCGATCCTGCGTTAGAGTAACCCCATCCGGCATCACCCCAATCTCCAATTCCCCATCCCTCTAACGGAACGGTCACCGGTATGCTTCCTGTAGCTGACCCCGTTGCAGACGTAGCAGCTATTCCTGTTAAGGAAATCGTGACATGCCGAACCACCGTAGCCGTAACACTACCCACAGCAGAAGTGGCTTCTACGCCGGTCACTGTTACAGTGGAGTCACCCGAAAGAGTCACCCCTCCTACTGCCGTAGTCGCTTGAACTCCTGCCGAGGTTTCTCCCCAAGGGTCATTACCCCAGCTATTTTGGCCCCATCCGTCTAACCGGATGGTTACGTCTGCCATCTTAGGCTATCCTAATCAACGCCGAAGTAGAGTTAAACGTAGGCATAACCACTGCAAAATCACCCGCACTTGACGATTTATCTGAACCAAAATCTAAAACAACCAAAGAAGGGTCGCCAGCAGCGGTGTCGTTGTAAATTAACGCTCCCCTTGCAGTTATCGTAGACGATCCCCAAGTCTGATCTCCAAACTCAGCAAAAGCTGTGGTTCCAGAGGCACTTGGGTTTACGTTAGTTAAATCTTTTCCCGGCGCAGCATAACCCGTTCCTGACACTTCGCCAGAAGCAGTATACGCGGTAGTGCTTGCGTTTAAAGTGGCGCTGTTCGTATACAAAGCCATTTTAAAGGTGTTGCCCCCGCTTTTTAAATTGTGTACTCCTTCCATAAGCTCTTGCTTAAAACTTGTACACATATAATTTCCACTAAAAGCCATGTCATAATCTCCTAATCAGTTCGGCTAGTTTTGGTTCCCCAGCATCATTTAACGCATTATAAATCGTAGTTCTATCACTTTGAATCGCTTCTTTAATATATCCCGCAACAACCGCTTCAATATTGCTTTTAAACGCATGAGCTTGCTGTTGTAGCACAGGATTGGCTTGATCGGAAATGCTGATAATTCTGTCCACACACCGAGAGGCTACCTCTTCGGGAGTAAATCCTCGGTTATTGGTAGTATGTACCATTACATTTCCAACAGACATTGTTAAATCGTTGGTTATCATGTTTTATCCCTTATCACCATCCCTGTTCTGTATTGATCGGTAACTTCTTTAGCTTCACCGAACTGTTTAAGCGCAACTAACGATTCAGCGTAACGCTGCTCGTACTCTTGCATTAAAGTCGGATCGCCTTTCATATAGACATAAGCTTCTATTAAACAGCCGTACAAAAGAGTTAATTCTGCATTTTGGCTTAACCATGTTTCTCCGCTTCCTGCTCCGGCAGTAATACTCGCTGGCCGATAAAAATAATGAAGCTCTACACTATAGCTATCGTTAGGCGTAGGGCCAATAATAAAAGAAGTAGAGTCAAAACTAGCGTAGTAACGCGGTTCCCCGGTAAGCGTCCTATCCGGGTTAAAACTTTGAATAAAATTTACGCTTTTAAAATCACAAAATTTCTTGTCATTACTGGCGTCAGTGAAAGACAGTGAAAACGGCGACAGAAAATCAGTGGGCATGATCAAAAACTCATCCGCCTGAGTCATGTTGCCTTGAGAATTTTTACGGAACAACGTCAACTGAACAGTCTTTAAAATACGCTCCTCCGCAGAACGTATAAAGATAGGCAGATTAGTAACAAAAGACGTTTCCGTATTTTGAGTATAATCTTGTATCGCTGTCTTTAACTGATCGTATGTAAATGCCATTATCTGTGTCTTCTTGTCTTTTTAGCTATTTTTTTTGGTTGTGAGCTAAACTGTTTTCCGGCTTTAGTATCTTTTCGTTTTTTACGAGTGGTAGCCGCGTATTCTTTGGCAGACAAAGATTTTATTGCCCCTTTAGGCAAATACCTTTCTCCTGTTTTTGCACTCGGTTTCCCTGACTTTGTACCCCATTTTTGTTTAGTCCACTTCTTTAGAGACTGTTGAGATTTTTTCAAAGCCATTAATTTCGATAGCCTCCACCTTTTGCTTTATATTGCTTTGCCAACATCTGAGCTTTACGCGCCGACCATTGACCGGGGTTTCCCCCTTTTCCGCCTGATTTTATTCTATTAAACATTTGCTTACGCATAGAAGGCTTCGTGTAGTTACCCGCCTCATTTACTTTCGATTTTTTAGCTTCTCCGCCTTTATTCATCCGTAAAGGACAAGCTGCACCTAAATTGACTCTACGATTCATACTATTACGGCGTATTCGCCTGTCCTCCCATGCCTGAGTGATTAGTACAATAGTAGTAAAGTGTCGGCGCTCCCGTAGCAACTTCAATTTCAGTGTAAGCGCCCGGATTACCCGCTACACCGTTAACGGTTACACCCGTGGTGTACTCGGTTCCTCCACTCCATGTACCATCAGAGGTAGTAGAAAAACGTAACGGATGAGTACCATTAGTACCATCAGCTTGATCTAGTCTATAGGTAGAGCCTTCATTTAGCGTTAAGGTCGCTTGCTGTACACCATCTATATAATATTTGTTACCGGACCCCGGATTAGCCACAGTAATAGCATAAGTGGTTATCGGCGTAGCACTTACAGAACCCACTGCCGAAGTAGAACCAATCCCTGTTAAAGAAACCGTTACATCACTTACTACACTGTTAACTGTTACTTGACCTACCTGCCCGAAAGCAGTGAGGTTTCTTAAATTAGGGTCTTCAACTAACGGGACCCCTACATAAATAGACAACACCATCGGGGTGTTAGGTCTAGAATTTTTTAAAGCTTGCGGATCGGTAATATGTTTTCTTGGATCAAGTTGAGGTTGTTTTTTTTCCCACTCATCCGGCCCTACTAAAGAACCTGTCCACTCAAGCCGCATATCATTAAGCTTATACACAAAGCCGGAACGATCCGACACGCCTAGGGCGTATTTGCCTTGAGCAAACTTACCCATTAATTAACCCTCGCATACGCCACAGAGGGTTGTATAGTAAACGAGGCTCTGTCTCTATCTTCCGTTGCTGCAACAATAAATTCTTCTTCGTACAATGTTTTAAGCAACGTAGTGCGATCAGGAGCAATTTTAAGCGACAGATAGTAAGCAAGTCCGGCGGTTAAACAAGGATAAAACCGAAAAGGTACTTCCATTGTATTGGTAAAAGTATCCGCGTCTTGTATGCGAGTAAGCCGGTTGTACACAATAATATCCGTATTATTATTCGGGGTCGGCCATACTTCTAACTGAGGCGTGACCAAACGGTTCAAGAAAAACTGATCTACTCTTCCTGTAGTCGTTTTATTCGGTATTACCAGATAATCGTCTCTACTTACCCGAGGTATAGAATAGTCCGTGTTGTCTCTTCTTAAAACCGCGCTCAAGATATCAATTGTTCCGCGAACATCTAAAAAGTCTATTGCCGCTGATAGCGTGGTGGCCGTACCTGTAGTTACTCCTGTAATCACTTCCCCATTAGAAAACGAACCTACCGGAAGAGTAATAGCAAAGCTGGTTGCAGAGGGAACGCTGGTAATTTGGCACGTTGCACCACTAGTTCCACCGGTTAAAGTTTCACCTATAGTGAAATTAGCAGAAGCTGCAACAGACATAGTAAGTATTCCACCGGGATACACACGTATGTTTGCTGCTAAAGGCATCGTGGTTTCTCTAATCGTCCATTGATTTAACCCACGATTTGCCCATTCTGCTAACAATAAGTTCAAAGAGCGTTTGGCTGTTTTTAAGTCATAACCAGTACGCACTGTTTTTCCACAACGCTCAAAAGCTTCTTCGATGTAGTCCGCTACATCTAGCTCAAAATCGGTAGAACCAGAGGTAGTCATTAGCGCCCTCTAGGGCCTTTTACCCGAGACATCTTCTTTACCGCCGCCATGCCGCCACCGCGCATTTTAACGGGCGACTTGCCTTGAGGAACGCTTTTTCCCATAGCCATAAGTTTGTGTTGAGGGGTATTAGAAGAACTATCCGAACTGCCTGAACTTCTTCCTACTGCTCCACCTGCACCTAAGTTAACCACTCTTTTTGCTTTGGTTTTGCGGTTACCTTTGTCCATAGTACCAACCGCCGCAAACTTACGACGGCCCATAGACTTTTCAGTGCCTTCGCTTTCTTTACGGCGAGAAGCCATGCTTTGCTTTTTCTTACCTTTGTTTCTTTCGCCTAAAGATTCATCTAACCGAGAATCATAACCTTGTTTTTTACGAGCCATTTTTAAGCCTCCGGTAGTAGGTTTCACGAACTCTTAACATATCCATTAAACCAAATTGTTGTTCATACTCTGTGTAATACCCTGTTTTCTTTAATTTTTCCCCAGCTTCATGCAACTTGCTTAATCTTTGTATAAAAATCATGGCATAGTCGGTATCTATCACACTTAAAAAATCATTTTCAGTGTAAACCATATCGCTAGGTTGATCCTCGGGGTGATACGCCATTAACCAAATGTCTTTTTCAATAAAAATACCTTGAGAAATAGCCTCATTCAAACCGTCAATGTGCTGATAAAACTTTTCAGAATCTTTAATGTAATTAAGGTCCACAAGAACCACTAAATCGTTTTTATCGTCCCAAGTAGAAATCAACGTCGTTAAATCTTGAAAAGCGGGACACGTCTTAAACGCAATCCCTACGCGGTCTTCCGCCCACGCTCCTTCGGCAAAAGGGCATGGGGGCAAATTAGCAAAGCTAGGGTTAACTTTTTCTAAAGCTTCCTTAGACCAAGACCTAATTTCTTCTTTAATAGCGTCTTCTATTACCATGCTTTACATGACCAGTATCGTGGTGTGAATTTATCTTTAGCCGTATCGCAAGACATCCTTGATCTAAAGCTTTTACGGCGGCTAGGTTGATCTTTTTTTATTGTCATGTTGGCATCACCAAAACGCACTAGCTTTATTTCGGTCCCTTTCTTAGCCAAAACCGCCGACTTTTTAGCACCTTTAACACTTCTTTTAGGCTTGTTATACCCAGCAAAAGTCTCTCCTCGGTACTTTAACCTACCGCTAGGCAACCGCTCTACGTTCTTAGTAGTAGCCATTAATTATAAAACACCGTAAAAGCCGCAACATCGGCTGCTAAAAAATTAACAAAAACCCCGTCTGAACACAAAAGCCCCTCATCAGGGATGTCTGGGTAATCTGAACTGGCTGCCGTACCAGAAGTTTGTAATGTCAAAACCGCGTCCCCGTTATTACCATTAACAAAAGCTAACGGACCAGAGTTACCACTATTAACAAAATAAACCCCTCTAATACGCGCTCTTCCGGCAAAAATAGTTTCAGAGATAGTCGTCCCACTTCCTACGGTTACGTTGCCTGTTAAAGCCCCATTAACAGTGATCTGGGTTATTGTTTTAAATACTTTTGTAGTGCTTACAGTTGCCGAGGAACCCGGACCAGTTAGGGTTTCGGTTACAGCGTTGTTGTTTGCATCTGTTCCTGTAAACGTAAAAGTTTTACCTGTTTCCGACGAACCCGCAGAGGTAACTGTTGCATTACGCACCGGAACTAAAGTAGCAACTCCACCACTTGTAAGGGCGCCATCAATCGTTAAATTGGCTGCGCCTCCAGTAGTTTGTGCTTCACAAACCCCATTCGGATCGACAGCAGCAACATCTGACGATAAGACATAGGTCGAAAAAACATCTGAACCTGCCATAAGTTACTCCTTAATTTCGCCACGCAAAATCATGGCTTTGTATGCAGCACTGCCCGGACTTGGCATCTCGGCTTTTTTCGCAGGTGCTTTCTTAACTGCGGCTTTTTTCGCAGGTGCTTTCTTAGTAGCCACGGTAGTCTCCTCCCAAGCTTCATTAATATCGGGAGTAGAGGGGTCATCCCCTCTAAACTTCCCGGTTTCGTTTCGCGCACGTTTACGAGTTGTAGTCGCCATAAGTTAAACACTTATATTATAAGAAACACCTCGATCCTGCGCTGCCAAAACATAGTCTACGCCCATGCTTTTGGTTCCCGTAGCATCTCCACTAACCGATATAATCGCTGGAGTGATGTTTGCAGTGGGTACATTCGCGGTATGAGTACCTACCAACTGCTTATCTACAAAGAATTTAACTACTTCAGTTCCGCCAGTAAGTTTACCTTTGGTTGCAGTAAAGCCTAATGTAACGAAAGTTCCATCAGTCAAATCGTGAGTGCTTGTCAAGACAGTTTCTGTCTCACTGTCTCCACTTTCAGTGATTAATCGAAGCCTTGCACTGCCATCATCCATTTGAAAACCAATACGGTTAGATGACAAAAAGCCAGCTTCCGGGTTAGTAGCAAAGTTTTCGCACATTCCCCAAAAAGCATCCATTTGACCCACACCTGAACCAGATGTGCTGTCTACATAGATTCTTGTTTCAAAATAAACCATCTCGCCTTGCACATTAGGCAATCGAAATATTTCGTTGGCTTGAATAGAGCCGCCATCGTTGTCCGTCGTTGCCGTAGAAGTAAGAACCAATACTCCGTTAGCCACGTCTGCCGCAATAGCTACCGTTGCGCCACTGTCTTTTACAACAGTCCAGCCAGTGTCGAGTTCATCAACAAAGTCGTC